CCCTGTATAATTCTAATAATTCATAAGGATATTCTTTGTCTTCAATTCTTCTCAACTGAGCAGCAAGTAAGTGCACTGCAAACACAGATTCCCGTCTAAATGCAAATGCCTCTTCAATATTTGTAGGCTTCTGAGAAATACGCAACTGATACTTATCAGGCTCAATCTCTTTCTTCCACTTAATTCTCTCTTCTTTAATAGCTTCTAAAGCTTCCTCTACTAATGAGTTACCATACTTATCTACAAATGGCATCATAGACCATTGTTCTGGAATAAATAATCCAGCTGTACCAATGGTTCCTTTACCGTCTAATAGATTAGTTTCTACAGCAAAGATGTCATTAGCTTCAGGATTCATGATAAGATTCTTCAATGGTTCACACTGATCCAAATCACCCACAGATCCTGCTGCAATAAATACACCTGTAGTCACCATACCAGACTGTAATGCTGGACGCAGGTACTCATATGTTTCCCCCATCTTAGGAGCAATACCTGCTTCCTCATGAAAGAAGTACTGACAAGGACCACCCACACCGGCTGTTGCAGATTTCTCAAATGACATACCTTGTATAGTACCCTTTAATCCTACCTCAGTTTTCTTATTCCCTTTTCTTACCTCAATCTTTTGCTGCCACAGCATAACCTTATCTGGGTTCATAGGTCTATACCAGGCTGTATGCTCATTTAAGAAAGATGCGTACTCATCTAAAAACTTCCAAGTACCTTTATCATTTATATAATCTTTAAGAGAAGCACCCATCTTAAGAGTAACACCCTCTTCAAACCATAATGAATTAATTAATTTACCAGCATGAAAGTATGATGATGCAATCTGACGTTTTTTTAAGATTGCTACATGTTTGTAGTATAATTCAGCTAGTACTTCATACAATGCCATGTGATACTGTGCATCCCGGACTTTAGCAAATCCAAACTTCTTCTCTTCCTTATCATAAATAGGTAGGAAGTTAAGCCACATATAATAGTCTCTAGTTAGATACCATACGTTCTTGCCATCCTTATACAATACCCCATTCCTACATTTCTTCTTTTGGTCATCCCAGTAATAAATGTAATCCTTTGATTTAAAGGGTGCTACAGTGTAAAAACCTAATTTATTAAATACAGTGGCTTCTTTATTAAACAATAAAGCTGTTTCATTAAAGTTATACTGACCCGGTTCTTTAAATAATGTAAGTACATATTCTCTCCATTCAATAACAGAGTTAAATTCTGTTACTGTCCATGCACCATTATCCCAGGTTGGTATCTCTATAATTTCACTCATTTACTAGATCTTCAGGTTCTTCAACATGTCCATTATATTTAATAATCATATAAAGTAATGTATCAATTGTTTTAGATGAAATCCTAGACTTACATTCTTTAGTATTATTAAAATATGCTTCTTTATCCTCAGATTTAAAAGCACTCCATAGTTTTGTATGGGGGTTATATGTAAACAACCATCCATATAAATTTTGTTCCGTATTATTGGTCATAAGCTAATCCTATATTTCCTCTTACTTGGCTTTGTTGTTCTTCAGCTAAATCTTTATAAGCTCCTTTAAAAGATTGCCTAATCTGCTCAAACTTAGCAGCAGCGTTTACTAATGCAGTAATGTTACCATCTCTACCGTGCTGGATTTCTGTAGTCTCCATGTAATGGGCCAATCTATCCAGCATAGACTTAATACCTACATACGTTCTATACGTAGGAGTCTCATATAATTTCTTACATGTATTCATACCCCGGATAATCAAGTCATCCTCAGTAGAAATATCCATATCAATCTCTGACATGATGATCTCTTCTTTCTCATGTTCAGGAACATTAAAAAAAGGATTAAGATCAGGATTAGGACAGGTCATATAGAACAAGTAAGTGTATACTTTTAAGTAATCATCCGGATACTCAGTCATTATATCATTCAAAGACGATATTGTATAACAGTGTTCCGTAGGTACTACTTTATTGTTTACTATATCAAATAGTTTAATTAGCATCTTGCTTGTGTTTAATTAAGTTAATAACCTCAGCTTTAAGATAAGGTAGATCATAAGGCACAATCTTTTTAACTAAAGGTTCTCCTTGGTCATCTAGCTTAGTAATAGGATTTCCAAACTTATCTGTACCATCTGTATAAAATAATACGTGGTGAATAGTAATCTTTCCCGGCTTAAGTTTAGGGTTATGCTTTAATATAATATACATATAAGTGGACAACTGTAGTGCATAATGCCAAAAGTTACAGTCATCCAGATGAGATACTGGTGGTAACATTTTCTGTGATACACCCTCCCAATTTACATATGATTCTTTCTTAATCTCTTTATTGGTTTTGTAGTCTGTAATATTCACCTCTCCTTTTGCTACCTCTACAAGATCTGATTGACCACATATACCGGCAGACTTTAAGTATACAAAATGCTCAGGATACATACCCTCTTGCAACTTCTGTGGTGGAGCATATTTAATATCATCCGTAATAAGGGGTCTAATGATAGGAAGAATACAACCATGTCTTTCAATAGTATTCAATTGAAGTAGGTCAGCTTCACGTTGATTGTGATACCAGTTACCCTGATCAATAGCTCTAGTAGATTCATTCTCCCAAGCCTGCAAGATATCTTGTACAGACATACCATACCACTTAGACTTCTTAGACTTAGATGATTTTTCTGCTACAGTCTGAGCATCAAAAGGTTTCTTATACTTAGATATAAAAGAGGTGACAGAAGTCCACTCTATTACTTCAGATGAATCAACAGATTCATACTTGTGGTTTTGTGATTTAAATATTACGCTCATAACTTAGATAATAAATCATCCTCCTCTTCTTGAGTAAGTAATGCCGGCCATTTCTTTACAGGACACTCAGAAGATAAACTTCTAGTCTTGAATTTTAACGAGCACCCACAGTTAGAGCAACATGGTTGTGAACCTGGTGCCAAACAACTAGCCCCGGTAACATCATAATTAGGGCAAGCCATACATATAGTGTTGCGCTCTAATGCAATCTGTTCAATAGTATCTGTAGTAAATAAATAGTTCTTAATTCCTTCTAGGATTAAAGACTTATTATTCCAGAGTGTTGTCAGTTTGTTGTTTTTTATTTTTTCTATGATCTTTCTTTTTCTCATATTCTTCTTTCATTTTGATTTCTAGTGCTTGCATTTTCTCTAGCTTATCTACTGTACCCTTGTACACATGATATCTTGAAAAAACTAAGTTCTCTCTATTTGCTAAGTACTCAGAATATCTCCGGATACTAGTTTGTAGAATATCCCATTTAATATTAAAAGTACCAAGGCCATCTATAAGTACATGCGGATCCTCTAGAGAAGATAAAGACTTCCTAGCTTTGTCCCAGTAAAAGTCAGTAACAGCTTTAACTACTTTCTGTTCCATCTCTAATTCTATAGACGTTTGCTTTAAGATATCTTTATACTTCTTGGGGTTCAATACTTACAAATTTATAATCTAATAAAACATTACCAGTGGCTTGCACATTAAGGACGGGTGCCAACTTAATCATCTTCCTTCCCTTACCATTCTTTTCAATCATGCCTTTGCGTTCAAACTTAATAACTGCATTCCTAACAGATTGAGGGGTCTTGAAGATCCCCTCATCTGATACATAATTACAAAACTCGGTAAGCTCAATCTCCCCATTAAATGCAAGCATAGTAAGACAATCAAGATCAGCGTTACTAACGTTAATCCTCTCAAGATAACAATGGGTGAGGAGTTGATACTTTACAATATCACTCTTATCCATCTTAACTTTCTTACTAACTTGATTTACGATCATGACCTCTTAAGTGTTCTTGGCTTTTCCTCTTCCTCCTCTTCATCCGGGGCCAACATATTAGCCACCATAACTTGGAACTGCAAGCGCTTAGCTCTCTGTTCCTCAATCTGTGTAACTAACGTCTCATACTCTAACTGTACAGTTAAGAATTCTACTTGTTCAGTATAATACTGAACTAACTTTTCTTTGCGCTCTTTTACCTCTTCAGGTGTAAGCTCTTTATTTTCATCCATTGGTTTATAATTTACATTTCCCAGTACACATACACCAGCTCATTGCAATCACAAGGCTCATCAGGTTCCATTGGTTTACCACACCTAATACAAGTGACCGGCCTGCTAACTTCTTCATTCTCTGGCATAATATACAAGTTTACACTTTATATATTTACCACCACTAACAAATTATTAACAAATATACATACTAAAATAATTGGGTATATATTTGATCATGGTTCTAAACTCAAATATACCTCACTTCAAAGCATTAATAAAAAGGGCTTATCTCACTAAGAATACAGAGGACACAGAATATGATAACATCTATGTATTCGGGGTACAAAGTGTAGCGGGTAAAATACTAACCTTTCACGTTATTACTGACTACGGTATGGTAAGATCCAGAGTACCCATAAGTGAGATATATACTAAGGAGTGTAATAATGATATTCCATTTCACTTCAAACAATTATGGGATTGCTTCAGTGAAAATGTAAGCGTAGTACACTATGACTTCTTAAGTGAGCACAGATGCCAGGTAATCTTAAAAGACAAAAGTTTAGTATGGGCCAATTACCTATTTACAGTGGACTGGTACAATAACCCATACAGTGATGAACCAAGTGACTATAAAGCCGGACATATACTAGTGAGTGAAAATGGTTACTTACTATGCATGCCTAATAACCGGATATACTGGAAAGACTCTAACTGGGTAACTAAAGATTTCCCATTACACCCTACATCATACAAAGTAGATACAGAACTCCCTAGTGTAGAGAACCAGAGTGATAGATGGGTGGCAGAAGATACGGATAACTACTACTACGG